GGTCGTAAGATCAGCGGGAAAATGGGCTAATGAATTACGCACAGCTAACGCAAGCGATTATTGACTATTCTGAGTCTGACGAACAGACTTTTGTAGATAATATTCCTTTGTTTGTCCAACAATGTGAAGAGCGGGTTTATAACGCCGTTCAGATCCCAGCGATTCGTAAGAATCAGGTTGGTAACTTCACACAGGGCGACAAATACCTTGCGTTACCGAGCGATTACTTAGCCTCGTTTTCGATGGCTGTAATTTTTGCAGACGGATCCCAAGAGTTTTTAATTGATAAAGACGTTAACTTTATTCGTCAAGCCTACCCAAGCCCGACTGATGAAGGCGTTCCTCGTTACTATGCTCAGTTTGAGCCATATACATACATTATTGGCCCTACCCCAGATGACAACTACCAAGTAGAATTGCACTATTACTACTACCCACAGTCTATCGTTACCGCTGGCACATCTTGGTTAGGTGATAATTTTGAAACTGTTTTACTGTATGGCTCGTTGCGTGAAGCCGTGATCTTCCAAAAGGGAGAACAAGACATGGTGAGCTACTACGAGTCCAAGTATCAAGAATCCTTAGCGTTACTTAAAGAATTGGGTGACGGTAAAGATAGGCGTAGCGCATACCGTGATGGACAACTCAAACTGCCTGTACCAGGGCCTGTTAGATAATTTAGGAGCATTTTATGGCAATTACCCAAGCGATGGCTACCAGCTTCAAGGTTCAACTCTTGAATGGTCAGCAAAATTTTTCAGCAGATACGTTTAAATTGGCGCTGTATACCAGCTCTGCTACTTTGAACGAGAACACCACTGCATATACATCCAGTAACGAAGTCCCTTCAACTGGAAACTATAGCGCTGGTGGGAATACTTTAACTGTATCCGTAACCCCAACGAACTCTGGCAACGTAGCTTACATCTCGTTCTCCAATACTTCGTGGTTAAACGCAACAATCACTGCTAATGGTGCTTTGATTTATAACTCTTCCCAATCAAATGCAGCTGTGTGCGTATTGGCGTTTGGTGGAGATAAGACCTCGACTAACGGTACATTTGCAGTTAACTTCCCAACCGCAGACGCAAGCAACGCAATTATCCGCCTAACCGCAAGTTAAGGAGCTTAAATGGCTCTGATCTTAAAGGATAGGGTTAAAGAAACCACTACCGTAGTTGGTACTGGTACAGTTACTCTTCTAGGCGCTGCTGATGGATACCAATCCTTTGCCGCTATTGGCAACGGAAATACGACCTATTACACCATTACTGCCCAAGTTGGCACGGAATGGGAAGTTGGTATTGGTACATACACGTCTAGCGGAACCACCTTAAGCCGAGATACAGTTCTTGCTTCTTCTAGCGGCGGTTCGTTAGTTTCGTTTTCTGCGGGTATTAAAGACGTATTTGTAACTCAACCATCTGAAAAGGCGGTCTATACAGATGCTACTAATATCGTCAACGTCTACGGCAATGCGACAAACTTAGTTAGCTTTACTGACATCAACGCTTCTAACGTGGTCATGGTGTCTGGAACGATTAGCACTAACGCTGCAAACGCCACAGATATTGTTAATAAGCAGTATGTAGATGGGATTGTGGCTGCGGGTGTTCACTACCATACTCCTGTTCTTGTCGAATCCCCAACTGCTTTAAACGCAACATACAATCAACCAGGCGGCGCTGGAAACGGTGTAGGCGCAACACTTACTAACGCTGGAGCAAACGTAGCTCTTGTTATTGACGGGGTTAGCGTTTCAAATACAGCACGGGTTTTAGTTTATACGCAATCAAATGCGGTACAAAATGGTATCTACACGGTTACTAATCCAGGTGCTCCAGATACCCCAGGCCCAGGTGCGCAGTGGGTTTTAACTCGTGCAACCGATGCCGATACTTATGTTGTTTCTAGTTCTGCTGGTTTAAGTGAAGGCTCTACTGTGTTTGTTCAGTCTGGCGCTACTGGTGCTGGTGAAACTTATACTTGCAACACCCAAGGCACAATCACATTTGGTTCAACCAACATCACATTTGCGCAGATTAGCACTGCTCAAGTTTACTCTGCGGGTACAGGTCTTAGCCTTATCAACACCACATTTAATATCGCCAACACAACTGTAGTTACAGGGCTTTATGGGGATTCAGCAAATGTTGCGGTTATTGAAGTTAACTCACAGGGCCAGTTAACATCCGCTTCTAATTCGGCAATTAACGTATCAAATATTACGGTTGGTACTTTATCTAACGACCGCACCACAGCTTCTGCTTCTAATGGCGCTAATACGATAGTCTTGCGTGACGCTAACGGTTCATTCAATGCCAACGTAGGAACATTTACAACCGTCAATGCGACCAACGGTAACTTTACCAACATAACAGCTAATGCTTCTGGTCTGACCGACATTAACGCCTCAAACATCACCAGCGGAACCATCTCTAACGCCCGTACTACGGCAAACTCCTCAAACAGTGCCAACACCATTGTGCTCAGGGATGCTAACGGTAGCTTTGCTGGGAATATTGTCTCTGGGTCATTTAGTGGTGATGGATCAGCGATCAATGCGATTAATGCTTCTAACATCAGTTCAGGCACAATTGATAACGCTCGTACTACTGCAGCTTCTAACAATGGTGCAAACACAATCGTACTGCGAGATTTAAGCGGTAACTTTGAGGCTAACACCGTTAATGCTGCGTCGTTTATTGGTAATGGCGTTCAGATTACAGCGATCAATGCCTCTAACTTAACCACGGGGACTGTCGACAATGCCAGGACTACTGCTTCTTCTGCCAATGGTGCTTCCACTATTGTGCTTCGTGATACTAACGGGTCTTTTTCCGCCAACGTTGTAAACGCCAATGACTTTGTTGGAAACGCAACCAGCCTAACCAACATCAACGCATCAAACATTACTAGCGGCACGATAGGGGCTGCGTATGTATCTGGGGCTTATGCTAACGTTACAGGACTAGGTACAGTTACTTCAGGCACATGGCAAGCTAACGTTGTTGCTTCTGCTTACGGTGGTACTGGGTTCTCTTCATATACTACTGGCGATTTAATTTATTCTAGCGCTACTAACACGCTATCAAAGTTAGCAATTGGCGCCAATAATACGGTTCTCACATCTAACGGAACTAGTTTATCTTGGGCGGCACCAGCTGGTGGTTCGTCTGTACTTCAAACTCAGGAATACACAGCAACCGCTGGGCAAACTATTTTTAATGTGACCTATACGGTAGGTTCTATTGAGGGTGTTTACCGAAACGGTATTAAATTAGGGACTTCAGATTACACCGCAACGAGTGGCACTGATATTGTTTTAGCTTCGGGTGCAGCACTTGGGGATTTAATTTGTATCGTCTCATTCTTTAACGTTGGCTCAGTTATTGCGGGCGTAAATACCCTTAGTTTTGGCTCTACAGGACTAACACCTAGTTCGGCAACCGCAGGAAATATTGTTGTTTCTGGTACGTTAAATGTAGCTAGTGGGGGCACGGGATTAAGCAACGTAGCTTCCGGAAGAATCCCATACGGTAACGGAACAAATGCAATTAGTACAAGCTCCACATTTGTTTTTGACGGTACTAATTTAGGGGTTGGTGCTTCATCGCCTGGGGGGATTCTTGATGTAAGGGGGCTAAACGATTCAGGCGGTGTAACTTTGTTTGCCCGAAATACATCTGATGTTGGAAATACAACCCCATTTATTGATTTTCGTTTTACCCAACGCTCAAACAATGCAGATAGTGGAAGAATTCGTATAGGACGTGATGGCGTTTATAGCGGCACTCTGTCTACAATGGATTCATATATGGCGTTTTTTACAGCGTTAGACAATGCCGATACAGAGCGGATGCGTATTACCTCTGATGGTAATGTTCTCGTTGGTAAAACATCTTCTATAACTTCTAGCACAAGACTTGATGTAGCAACCACAGATACAACAACAACAATTTCTAGTGGTGGTGGTGCGGCAATTTCAATTCAAAACCTCAGCACTACAAACAATACTTACTCAACCATTTATTTTACAAACGGCGGCGGCGGTATTGATTCCGCTATTTATGGTCAGCATGAAGTTGGTAATGGAACAGGATCAGGAAGAACTGGATCTTTAGTATTTGCAACGGCAAATCTTGGTGGCGGTGTATCAGAGCGTGTGCGTATTGACTCTACTGGTAATGTTCTTCCTGGGGCGAACGGTACTCAAAATCTTGGATCAACTGGATTGCGTTGGGCTAACGTATACACAAGCGACTTACA